GGCGCAGCCGGTGAGCGAGCTTTAGGCGCTTACGCCGGTGAAGTCTTTAAGGAAATCGACGAATTGTGGAAGCAGAGCGACGATATAACACCCGAGATAATCGTCAAACACTGATTATAAACACATGGGTATTTATACAGCTATGAAGCCTAAGTACCGCTACAACTGGAAAACCCAAAAATGGGATTTGCTTTATCGTATGGATAGAGGGATTGCTTTGTGTTGGCCTGACTGCTCACAATTACACTACGCACAATTACTCAGAGAATAAGCATGGCTAGACCCACCAAATACAACAAAGAGATATTAGCCAAGGCTAAGGAGTATCTAGAGATATGGCCTAAGCTTGGCGATGCGATCCCTTTGGTTGCCGGTCTAGCGTCTCATTGTGATGTGAGTAAACGAGTTATTTATGATTGGGCCAAGGACGAAGACAAGCTAGAGTTTCTGCACACGTTGGATAAATTGCAGGAAAAACAAGAGCGAATCCTAATAACCAAGGGGCTTACAGGCGACTTCAACGCAGCCATAACAAAGTTGGCATTACACAACCATGATTACTCTGAGAAGTCCGAGCAGACAATACAAGGCGGCGCTAATCCGGTGAAGATAGCCGCATGGGAGGTGCTACCCGTTGCTGGCAGCGAAAAGCCAACCGACGATTAGGGTTGAGGTAGCCGCAAAGATTCTGCCCCTTATCCAAAAGCCCAAGATGATGAAAGTGGCAGTTGGGGGTAGAGGTGGCACAAAGTCGGTGGCCTTTGCCGATGTGTTCTTAAGATACTGTGACGCGGGCGAAAGACTTTGTTGCGCTAGAGAACACCAGAACACCATTGAGGACTCAGTACACGCACTGCTCAAGGACAGGATCGATAAGAAGGGAATTGATGAACGCTATGTGGTTGAGGCTAACAAAATCTATTCATGGTCAGGCGGCGAGATATTCTACCGAGGGCTAAGCAGGAACATAACAGGCTTTAAGTCTGCTCACGGCATTAAAAGACTTTGGATTGAAGAGGGCCAGGGCTTAAGCGAAGACACAATCATTACTGTTCTGCCGACGATACGAGAGGAAGGATCAGAGATTTGGATAAGCGCCAACAGAGGCGCCAGTAATGACGCATTCAGTCGGTTGATACTGAAGCAGGCAGAGAAGGATTTACAAGGGCAGGGGTATTACGAGGACGATGAGGTTCTAATTGTTGAGATTAACTGGTGGGATAATCCTTGGTTTCCTGAAGGTCTCGATAAGTTAAGACGCAAGCAAAAGCTGACAATGACAACAGCGATGTACGAACATGTGTGGAATGGTGCCTACAGTGACACAGTCGAAGATGCAATCATTGAGCCTGAGTGGTTCGACGCCTGTATTGACGCACATGAGAAACTCGGATTTAAGCCCGAAGGTATCGAAATCGTTAGCTATGATCCGTTTGACGGAGGCCAGGACGCGGGCGGACTTGCTCACAGGCATGGATCAGTCTTCGTCCACGTCGACGAAAGCGAAGAAGGGCGAGTAAATGAAAACTGTGATTGGGCTTTGGATTACGCGCAAGAGGTAAAGCCAGACGCGTTTATCTGGGATGGTGACGGCGTAGGGGCAGGATTAAAGAGGCAGATTACTACCGCGCTGGGCGAGAAGAAGGTTGATATACACATGTTCGGCGGCGGTAAGGCGATTGCCAACCCGAAACAGAAGTATGACCCGACACCAGATATGGTGATGAAGGCCAAGACGAATCAAGAGACTTTCTACAACCGGCGCGCCCAGAGATATTGGAACTTGAGAGACAGGGTTTACAGGACATACTTAGCGATTCAAGACGGCACATACACAGATCCAGGCGAGTTGATTAGCTTCAGCAGCAAGATTAAGAAGTTGGACCAGTTAAGAGCAGAGCTTTGTCAGATACCCCGCAAGCGCGGTGGCACTGGCAAGATACAGTTAAAGACTAAGCTAGAGATGGAAGCGATGGGTATAGACAGCCCGAACATGGCGGACGCTTGTATGCAAACGATGGACGTGGAATCGATCAAGGTTAAGCGCAAGAAGCTGCACCAAAGAGGTCTGAGGTAATGGATATAATGGAAATAATGCAACGGAACAAGGATAAAAACTTTGTTCAGCGCGTTATGAATCCCACTATATTCCCGCATATCAAGAACGAGGATGGCTCAGTATCGACGCATTTAATGGCAAGTTCAGAGGCAGACGGCAAGCACTTGGTTTATCCGACCATACTACAAGATAAATCGGGTAAGCTAACCCAGCGAGAAGGGGACGAGGCATTCGACGCCGCACACAAAGCCGGTGAGTTTATAGAGTTTGACAGCGCGGAAGAGGCGGATTGGTTCGCCAGAAACTACAAGCATCTATGGCAGAACAGGCCAAAGCCCAATTTCAGGTAATCCATTATGGCTAGAAAGAAACAATCAAAGAACGAAGACCACACCTGGATGCTTCAACGCCTGAAAGAATCGCAGGAAGCTGACCACGATCTGCGAGAGAAGGCTAGAGATGATCATGCTTTCGTGAATAACCACAAGCCCGATGGGCAGTGGGAAGATGAGTGGTGGCAAGCCGCTGATAAGAAGCCTCGTTATACCTTCGACAAAACAACCCAAGTGATTAACCAAGTATGCGGGGAACTGTATGAGGCAGACTTTTCAATATCCGTGGACCCGGCAGGGGGCGAGGCGACCACCAAAGACGCTCAGACCTATGAGGGTATCGTACGGCATATTGAAAGCGTATCGGATGCAAAGACAAAGGTATATCACCAAGCTGGTAGGAACGCAGTAACCTGCGGAATGGACGCCATTATGATTATGGCGCAGTACGTGGATGATGACTGCTTTGATCAGGATTTGACTTTAGTCCACATACCTAATGCGATTGACCGGGTATGGTGGGATGCCAACGCAGAAGAACCGGACGCCTCAGACTCAAGACGGTGGTGGGTTATTCAGTCAATCAGCGATGAGGAATATAACGAGCGCTGGCCGGATGGCTCGCAGAGAAGCGTTAGCAGCGACCGCGAAACCACGTCATTTTGGCAGAAGAAAGAAGGGTGTATTTTAGTTGGCGAATATTTTTACATCGAGGAAGTACCCCGCGAGTTAGTCTTATTTACTAATGGGGAGGTCTACGAGAACAACGCCGATTTACAGGCTGTGATTGATGAACTAGCCGAGATGGGCATTACTGAACGCCGTCGCCGCCAGCGCATGAAGAAGGTCGTCAAGGTCAGGAAGTTCGACAATACCGACTGGTTAGAGCCTGCCGAGGAAACAGTTTTTGATCGGGTTAACGTGCTACCTGTTTACGCTAACTTTAAAGTCTATGAGAACAAAGTGTTGTATTCGGGCATTGTTGCGGGCCTGAAGGATGCGCAGAGGGTTCTAAACTACTCAGTCTCAAGAGAGATTGAGGAAGGCGCTTTGGCGATGCGTGAAAAGCTAATGATGACCGAGACCCAGATGGAAGGGTACGAGGAAGAGCTTAGTACGTTGAATACTAATCCTTACCCGGTGCAGGGATACAACCCAGACCCAGAAGCACAGCCCCCATTCAAGATCGGCGGCGCTACGATTAACCCAGGTCTTAGGGTTATCTCTGAGGCCATGAACGACATGATTCACCACGCCTCTGGTCAGTTTGCCGCGAACATGGGCGAAAACCCCAATGCTCAGTCAGGCATAGCGATTAGGCGCCTACAGAATAAGGGCGATACCGGGGCGTATCAGTACACGGTAGCGATGGAAACTATGCTGAGTGCTGCGTATCGGGTGATAGTCGGCGCAATTCCCAAGGTTTACCAGGAGGAAAGACAAGTCAGAATCATGAACCAGGACGGCACCAACGAGGTAGTGACATTGAACACGCCTATGATGGATCAAGAGACCGGCCAGCCTGTGTATCTGAATGACTTGAGAACGGGCAAATACAATGCCCGCTGTGTAGTTGGTCCGTCGTTTAGAAACCGACAAGACGAGACCAAAGAGGCGATACTATCAATCGGGCAGATAGACCCGAGCGCCATTGAGATGGGCGGGGACATTCTCTTTAATAACATTCCGGCGCCGGGCATGGATGATCTGGCTGACCGGAAGCGTATGCAACTGTTTAACGCGGGGATGATTCCTTTCGATCAGTTGACTGACGAAGAAAAGCAGATATTGCAGCAGACTCAAGAGCAGCAAGCCAACCAGGAACAGCCAGCCGATCCGATGATGGTAGCCGCACAGGCTGAGATGGTTAAGGCGCAGACCGCGCAGGCAGAAAGCCAGGGCAAGCAGCAATTAGATCAAGCTAATCTGCAACTCAATCAGACTAAGCTACAGATTGCCGCGAGCAAAGAGCAGCGCGAAAACACCCGCCTTAGCTACGAGCAAAGGAATAACCAGTTTGCTCAGAACCTTGAGACGCAGGAATTTCAGCGAGCTAACGCTCAGGTCATGATGGAAACCTTGAAGGGCCATGCTGAGATACTGAACGAATTAAAGAGCGCGATAGGGGCTAATGTGATCATGAGTCCCGAAGCGTTACAGGCTTACATGAAACAAGCTGAAAACGTAGCCGACGCCGTGGGCGCGGAACCGGCAATGAATCAACCGATGATGATTGAAGCGACACCTAACGCTAATTAGGGCATATACCTTACGAGGGTTTAATCATGGCAGGACCAGAACAGGAAGCACACGAACAGCAAGTCGAGGAAGAGCGCGAACAAGCCGAGCTTGCGCTAGAGAATGATGAATTTGCGGATCCGGACAACCCGCCTTTTGAGGGTGAGGAAGCTGAAGAAGCTGAAGAGGCACCGGAACCTGTTGTAGAAGAAGAGGAAAAGCTCACTTTTAACGACAAGCAGCAAGAGTTCATCAACGGCAAGATCGGCGAGCTTACCAAGAAAGAGCGCAAGGCGATTCAACACGCTGAACAGATAGAACGCGAGAACCAGGAATTAAGAGAGAAGTTAGGGGCTAATCAGCCTCCAGAGATTCCGCCGCCTGTCGATCCTTATGACCCTGAGTATGCGGCGAAAGTCGTAGAGCGTGACGAGGCTATAAAGCAGTATGCCTCTTGGGAACAGCAGCAGGTAGCGGCGCAACAGGCGCAAGTGCAAGCACAACAGCAAGCGCTACTTGCACAACAGCAGCGCATACAGGAAACCGTCACAAACTACTCGCAACGGGCCGAGAAACTAGGCATTAACGCGGCTGATCTAGGTGCGGCGGGTAACTTGGTGAACAGTACCGGGGTTCCGAACGAGATAGCAGAACACATCTTGAATGACCCTAATGGCCCACAGATTACTATTCATCTGGCTAGGAACCTGGCCGAGATGGACGTGATTAACTCAATGACGCCGACGCAAGCGGCAATTTACATTGAGCAGAACATAAAACCAGCGGCAACCGCATCAATGAAGAAGGCCGACCCACCACCAGCGCCGGTAGAACACCTACGCGGCAAGGGTGAGGTGGAACGCCAGCCTGGACCCAAGGGTGCTACATACCGCTAATACTGTGTTATTATTGAATTTCAGCCTACCAGGGCTTTAATCTGGGTATATACCTGTTTGACAGGGGAAAACACCCGCATTGCGGGGGATTCGCGAAAGCGAAGCCGGTGCCATCTTTGGCGCTCCGTGTCGGCAACGGAAAACGATTTATTTCTTTTTCTGACTAAAGGTATATACCTATGGCTAACAATTTTTCGAGTAACTTTACCGAGAAGTTGGCCCGTGTTTTCCTCGATAAGTTTGAGTTGAAGCGTAACCTAACCAAGGGCGTGAACACTCAACTTTTAAAAGGACAGTATGACGCCAACTCCGGTGACACAGTTTCATTCCGTCGACCTACAGACTTCCTCGCGATTGAGACATCAGACGGTGATTTAACGTCCGATAGCGCAACCGACATTATCGTCGGTAAAGCGACCGGTGACGTTCAGAACTACATCACCACATACGTCAACTATTCAGAAGCCGACCAAGCTATCAAGATGGGTAATCTTGACGAGCTTCTAGCCCCTATGGCGACACGCGCCGTTAACAAGCTAGAGACTAACTTTGCAGCCTATGCGCTCAAGCATGCTGGTCTTTATGGCGGCACGATTGCGCAACCTGTAGCGACTTGGTCAGAAGCGGCTGAGGCGATGGCGGTCATGCAAGGCGTTGGTGTTCCTGAAGATGACGAGTGGTGCTTGTTCGTTAATCCATACACGGCTAAAGGTCTTGCTGATGCTCAGCGCGGCTTAGGTGCTGGTGGATCTGCGGGCGAACTCGTCACAAGCGCATGGGAACGTAATAAACTCTCAAGCAATCTTGCGGGTATGCGTGTAATGACTTCCACGGCGTTGGCTTCCTACACCACTGGTGCGGGCGCTGACCGAGCCGGTGCGGTTAACGGCACTATGGATGTTTCTTATGTAACCCATAAGGACACCATGCTTCAGACTATTACAGTTGATGGGATGGACGCTGCGTTACCGATTAAAGCGGGTGATCGAATCACGATTGCTGGTGTTAACTTGGTAAATCAGGCGACTCGCGAACCTGTGCTTGATG